TATTGTTCATAGTGTTTTACCTTTTATCTTTCTAGTTTATCCAACGAACTGAAGGTTCTCCTCGATACCCATTCTCCCAAACGAACCAAGCGTAACAAGCTACGGAGCTACCGTATTTTTCAAACTCACCGTTTTTAGCACATTTTAATCTACTACTTGCAACATAAATGTACTTAGGTGGGTATTGTTTGAAGAACTCTCTACGTTTCTTACTTTCTAAGAACTGAATTTTAAGGAACATAGCAACCTTAGAACCCACCTCAGTAATCTTCAAACTGTGTTCCACAAAGTCTACTGCATGTGAGTAAGGAGGGTTAGTCACAATATCTCCGTGCCAAGACTCATAATCAAAGAAGTCTTTTACCTCAGCACCGACACCTCTATCAATGAGGTCAGAGGTTATAACCTGATACCCTCTGCTCTTTAGAACCTCTACAATATGGTTCAACCCACAACAAGGTTCTAAAATATCTTGTTGAAATTGCTCTTCATCTAGTAGCAATTCCACTGCTTTAGGTTCGGTTGCGTAGAAGTCATGTTGTTCTCTATCTGCGCCTACTACTGTAGTGCTACCTAAAACTCTTAGTGTTGGTGTTACCTTTTCCAAAACTTAAACCTCTCAATAATAGTTTCTTAACTCTTCTTGGTTCTGTTCAAAGAAATCTCGCAACCAATCCATACCGTAAGCTAAATTAAAGCCTTCCAAAACATAAGCGAAATCTAAAGGAGCAAACCCTAACTGATTTAAGTAATCATATAACTCAAAAGGAGAACGTAAACCTTTGTACTTAATAATCTCACCAACATCTTTCAAGTCTTGTTCACGTGTGCTTGTTAGTTTCATTCCCAAAATGTAATCTAAGGAAACTACATAAACAGTTAAAGTTTCGAAAGAGTACAAAACCTCACAATACTCAATAGGAGGTAGTGGATTTAAGTTTGCTACGCTATTATTTAACCAAAGTTCTTCGGAAGTGTTTAAACCAAGTTGTTCCCCAACTCTGTAAATGATTTCCTTTATTATAGGGGTTTCTCTATAAAAAGCATCTACATCTTGCGTAGACCGAAATCCGTAGTGTTCTAATACAAACCCACCAACGCAAATAAGAGCTAAATTGAGACCTTCTTTTGCTAGTTCTTCGTTTAAAAGCTCAAAAGCAACTTGTCGTCTATCCATATCTGTAACTCTCCATCAACTGTCTTACTTCATCAATATTTACAGGTTTGTTCAAAGATACCACGTGTTCATGAGTTGGTGAACCGTATTGTACTGCAAACTCTAAACTTACCTTTTGAAAAGCAGTCAACTCATTAGAAGTAAGCAACTTTTCAATATCCTCATCAGTTAAATAAGTGTAGTCTTCAAAAATCACTTTTCTTAGGTAGCGAAACCAATGGTGAGCATTATGTCGAGACTGTTTGGCTGCGTTAAGCATAAAATCGTACCAAGTCATCACATAACCTCTCACTTCTCTTCTAGTAACTCTAAAAAAGT